AGAAAACTAGAAGAGATCTACCCTGACAAATGTCCATCAATAGATACAAACGACAGAGAGATATGGAGGTACGGTGGTCAAGTGGAATTGGTAAGGATGTTAAGGTCTGTATATAATGAGCAGAACAACATCGAGTAACGATGGCAACGTCAGCAGCAATACAGAACATAGGCCAAGGTCTTTTAAATAGAGACTTTGGTGCTGATGGTTTAGCTTATTGGTCTGCTGAATATGACAAGGCACAAGCTGATGCTATAGCTGCTGGCAAAACAGCAGATCAAGCAGCAAAGATAGCTGACACAGCAGTAAGAAGAAACGTAGCTAGATCTTCAGAAGCTAAAGGAGTAGCAGGTGTACCTGATTGGTTTGAACATCAAGACCATGATGTTGCATTAGGTGTTAGAACAGAGGACTGGTCTAATAAATTACAAACATCTAACCTTGAAAACTATTTAGATCACCAGAATTATTCTTATGGAATGTTGCAAGGTAATACTGTTGGACAAGAAGGTAGTGAGTGGTGGGGTTATCAAACGACACAAGATATACAAAGCCACTTAGCACAAGGCAAGAGTTGGGATGATGCTTACAAAGCAGCAACAGATAAGGTAACGTCTGACATCTCAGCTAACACAGGCCACCAGAACTATAAGAAGTTTGGAACAATAGGATATGGCAACCCATTAGAAATAAACATGGGTGTTGATGGTGACGGTGACTTGATAACAGAAGAAAGATATTTAAACATGCATCCAGACGCAATCACCGATGGTACTGGTCTTGGTGGTGGTAGCAAGACTGCTACTCAATACGAGTTAGATGATGATGGAAACATCAAGCTAGATGATGACGGCAATCAAATCGTTGCAACTGATGACGATGGAAATCCAATAACAGATACTCCATACCAATGGAACTATGTACCAGATGACAACGTGCCTGGTGGATACAGGATTGAACCAATAGCCTTTGATCAGACTGGAACAACAACAGGCCATGACTTCCACATGGCTAACTACCAAAAAGATGGAGCCTTCCAAGGTGGTGGTGGTGCTAATCCTTTTACTATCCCAACTGGTGTTCAGAATGTAGACGCTACACAATTCACTTCAGGTGGTGCTGATAAATTAAACCTTGCAACTTGGGCTGAAACTCCTGCTGGAAAATTAGCTATTGAAGCTGGTAACTTTGATATAAAAAATAAATGGTTTCAAACTGGTGCTGATGGCAACCTCATACATACACCTAGTGGTATAGATCATTCAACAACTGACAGTAACCTTGGTATAGCAGCAGGAGACACAGTAAACATAGACTGGGGTCAAGGCTGGCAGACTGGTCTTTCAGGTGGGCCTAAGACTTCTAACTATGTACCTCCTACTCAAGAAGGAACTGGTGGTGGAGCAGGTGGTGGTGGTAATACAATTATTAATTTAGAGACAGATAATAAGAGTACAACAGCAGCAGATAAGCTAGTTAAAAGAGATGATAGAACTGCGTATTCAGGTGCAGGAAGGAAAGGATTTAGTACTATCAAGTACAAACCAACAGGTAACGTCAGTACACTTGGAATAGTCTAAGACTAATACCAAGGTATTATTAAGTAACTACAGAGTAAAGCTATGTGTGGTGGTGGCGGCAGGTCTAACAATGACGAAGCAAAGGAGGCTGCTGAGAAGCGTCATCAAGAGAACCTTGCTCTACAGAAAGAGCAGATGGAAGAACAAAAGCGACAGTTTGAATTAAGCAGAGCAGACAACCAAGCTAGATATCAAGAACAAAAGGCAACGGCAAAAGCTGCACCACCTCCACCACCAGAGAAGACAGCAGGAGTAGCAGCACCAGCACTAGATTCCAAGAGATGGGCTAAAGGTGGTGGCAAAAAACAATACACAAACCCACCAGTTAAGCAAGCAACAACAGCAACCAAGTCGTCAGCACATGCGGCTAAGAGTCTCTACATCCCTACATAAATGGACTTAAGTATTAACGAGATTGATCTAGCACCAGGCAAAGGAGCTAGAGATAAAGAGAAGGGTACAACCCTAGCTGGTAGGTACGATCAGTTAAAAACTAACCGTGATCCTTTCCTTCAAAGAGGTAGAGACTGTAGCAAGGTAACGATTCCATCTATCTGTCCTGACTCTAATCAAGGAGATCATGGAAAACTTAAGACACCTTGGCAGTCAACAGGTGCACGTGGTATTGCACATTTAGCTCACAAATTATTAATAACACTGCTACCTCCTAACACACCATTCTTCAAGTTAGAGATAGACAGCCTTGCTTTACGAATAGAAGAACAAGGACCAGAGATTAAGACAGAACTAGACACAGCGTTAGTCAAAGTCGAGCAAGCCAGTATGACAATGCTTGAGACAATGAGTGCAAGAGCTTCATTGAACCAAGCCTTTAGACAACTGTTAGTTACAGGTAATGTTCTTCTCTATGTATTACCAGATGGAATAAGAGTTATACATTTACAAGATTACTGTGTCGTTAGAGATCCATCGGGCCATGTTACCGAGATAATAATAGAAGAAGAAGTATATCCTGAAGCATTACCTGATGGCTTTCTTCCTGACCAGAAAGAAGAAGATGACAAGACAGGACCAGTTAAGAAGACAAAGAAGATACATACATGTGTAAAGATTGAGAACGGTATTACTAGGTGGTATCAGGAATGTAAAGGCAAAGAGATTCCTAATACATACGGCATGTGTCCAGAAGATTGCAGTCCTTGGATCGTATTGCGTTACGAAAAATTAGATTCCGAAGACTATGGACGTTCACATACCGAGCAGTACTATGGCGACTTGACTGCACTTGAATCTCTGTATCAAGCAGTGATCGAAGCAGCAGCAGCAGCAAGTAAGATCTTATTCCTTGTCAATCCAAACGGTACGACCCGACCTAAAACCCTGTCGTCAGCAGCGAATGGGGCTATCGTCCAGGGGAACGCAGCAGATGTGACTGTCATTCAGGCACAGAAGCAAGCCGATCTACAAATAGCTAACACAACTATTGATCGTATTGAAGGTAGATTGCAGTTTGCTTTCTTACTTAACTCAGCTATCCAACGACCAGGAGAAAGGGTTACAGCAGAAGAGATCCGTTATATGGCACAAGAACTTGAAGCATCTATCGGTGGTTTCTATTCCATACTTACTCAAGAACTACAGCTACCATTGGTACGCAGGATTATTTATATGTTACAAAAGAAAGGCAAGTTACCTGAGTTCCCTAATAGTCAAGAGACAGGTGAACCTTTGGTTATGCCTAAAGCTGTAACAGGATTAGAAGGTATAGGTAGAGGTGATGATCTGAATAAATTAACTGAGTTCTTAACTATTACTCAGCAAGTATTAGGACCAGAAATAGCACAACAGTATGTGAACTACGAAGAAGCACTGCGAAGATTGGCAGCTAGTGCTTCAATAGATACGACAAACTTAGTTAAAACAAGTCAGCAACTACAACAAGAAGCCGCTGCTGCACAAGCTCAACAGCAACAGCAACAGCAAGAACAGCAGATGATGGAAGCAATGAAGTCATCAGCTATGGCTAAAGTTGCAGACAACTACACTAAACCAGGTTCACCTTATGGCCCCCAATTCTCAGGAAACTCCGAAGACGGAGCAGCAGGAAGTATCCCTAACACCGTCCCCGATCTCGGGGCAGCAGCCAACGGACTCCCCAGTGGACCAGTCCCAGGAGGAGCAGAAGGTTAAGGAATTAACTCCTATAAAAACAGAGAAGACTACTCCTAAGAAAAAGAAAGTGAAGGAACCACAGGTTATTAAAGATAGCCCGAACCATATCACTATTAGATAACTGAACACTCACCCATCACAATCCAATGCCAGAAGCAATTACTATTTCCGAACCAGAATCAGGTGCGTTATCTCCCGAACAGGAGACAGCCGCAAAAGATGAAGCACTTGTTACTGAAACTCAAGGACAAGAGCCAGCTAAATTTGCTGGTAAGTATGAATCAGTCGAAGACTTAGAGAAGGGATACGCAGAACTTCAGAAAAAATTAGGAGAAAAAAATGAAGAGACAGGAGAAGTAGTACCAGAAGAAGGAGAGAAACCTGAAGCTACTGGTACTGCGACAGAAATCTATGGTGACTATATAGGTAGTCGCCTTGATGAAGCCGAGGTCGATTACCAAGGGATGAATACCAAGTGGCAAGAGACAGGCAAGCTAGATGATGACGACTACACAGCATTAGAAGGTGCTGGCTTTAGTAAAGATATGGTCGAGGCATACTTAGATGGTGTGCAGTACAGAGCAGAACAGGACTCACAACTTGCAGCTAAAGAAGTATCAGCAATTAAGAATGAGTTCGGAGGTGAGCAGGTCTACACTGAAATGATTCAATGGGCTGCTGGAAACTTAGATAAAGCAGAGGTCGATGCGTTCAACTCTATGCTTAAAACCAGTAACCCACACCAAATAAGGATTGCTGTCGCTGGTATTCAGGCTGCTTATATGAACAATGCACCGAGGGAACCCAAGCTTGTAGGAGGTAGAGCACCTAGGGCAGCAGCCACTAAGTTTGAATCAACAGCACAAGTAGTAGCTGCTATGAATGATCCTAAATACAAAGAAGATCCTGCTTTCAGAAAACAAGTAGAAGAAAAACTTAGTCGCTCAAAAGTCTTTTAAGAGGTAGTATTTAGTTACCTAACTTCTCATAGAAGCAACGGCCCCTTGCGAGGGATACCCCAAGTGGAAGAGATAGTGATGGGCAAACCCTTTCTATCTACCGTACAAATTGTATGGCTAACTTTACTAGCTCACGGCTAGGTCTCGTAAATGCTACGGGTACTAGCTATGACGCTCTATTCCTTAAAACCTTTTCGGGAGAGGTTCTGTCTTCGTTCAAGGCAGCAACCGTGTTCGAGTCTCTACATAACGTACGGACTATAGCATCAGGCAAAAGCAGTCAGTTCCCAATTATTGGTAACAGCTCTACGGCCTACCATGTTCCGGGCACCCAACTGACTGGTGCTGCTATCAAGCACGCCGAGGTAACAATCAACATCGATGACAAGCTTGTATCACAAGTTTTCATTGCTGACATTGATGAGGCCAAGAATCATTACGATGTTAGATCTCAATATTCTGTTGAGATGGGCACGGCTCTTGCGAATACATTCGATAAGAACGTAGCCGCTACTATTGCTCAAGCAGCACGTACTAGCACTAACGCTAACACTGATCTACCTGGTGGTACTCGTATCAAGATTGTTGCTGCTAACAAAGCAGCTATCACTGGTGCGAACTTAGTTGCCGCAATGTGGTCAGCAGCCGAGCAGTTTGATATCAACAATGTTCCTGAAAATGACAGGTACATTACGCTTGGCCCAACTGAGTACTACAAACTAGCCCAGACAACAGACGTACTCAACAGAGACTGGGGTGGTTCTGGAGCATACGCAGATGGAACAGTCTTGAAGGTAGCTGGCATCAGCATCATCAAGACAAACCATCTACCAACTACAAACCGTTCTGCTGTAACTGGTGAGAACAACACATACCACGCTAACTACACAGATAGCGTAGGTCTTGTCTTTAACAAGCAAGCTGTTGGTACTGTTAAGTTGATGGATCTGAAGATGGAACAAACTGGTTCCGATGTACATGCACTATGGCAAGGTACATTCATGGTCGGATCTATGGTTCATGGTACTGGCGTTCTACGTCCAGACTGTGCTATCGAAATTTACTGGGCAACCAGCTAATTACTATGGGGGCTTTATGCCCCCTCTTTTCTTATGGGCCTTAATCTCACAACAGAACTAGAAGCAGTCAACAAAGTATTAAGGATGATGGGTGAAGCACCTGTTAACTCCTTGGCTGGTCAGTTCGGTCTTGCTAAACAAGCGCACGACACATTAAAAGAAACAAGCAGAACAATCCAATCAGAGGGGTGGTCATTTAATACTGACTATGAGAGAACCCTTGCTCGTACTGCTGGTACTAATGAAATTGATTTGAGTTCAGATATAAGCAGAGTAAAAATTGATCCTTATGAATACCCAGACAATGAGGTAGTTCAAAGAGGATTGAAGTTATACGACAGAAGAAAGAATACTTCTATCTTTGAAGAAGATTTAACAGCAGATGTAACGTACTTCCTAAGCTGGACTGACCTACCTGAACACGCTCGTCAATACATAATGACGAAGGCAGGTCGCACACTACAAGAACAGATACTAGGTAGTGCAGATCTGAGTAAGATAAATATCACAGCAGAAGCAGAAGCAAGAGCACAGTTCTTAGAAGAAGAAACAAATGCAGGAGATCACAATATGATTAGAGGTAATCCTAACCACGTAGGAGTATTCAAAACTTATCAACCAAGTCGTACTGTTCTTAGATAGTCATGCCTTTAATTACTTCTTCTATTCCGAATCTTATTAATGGAATAAGTCAACAACCACCTGCACTAAGACTTGCATCACAAGCAGAGGAAGTAGTTAATTGTATGTCGAGTCCAGTTGAAGGACTGAAGAAGAGGCCACCGTTAAATAATATTGGTCGCTTATTTATTGAGAACAAGTCAACAGTCCGACCATTTGTTCACCTGGTTTCACGGACTAATGATATTAACTACATCATCATCATTCAAGATGGTGCGATCAAGGTAGCAAACTTAGACGGAACACTTGTCACCCCTAGCACACCAGACGGAGTTACTTACCTAGATGTAGCTGGTCAACCTTCAGAGAATTTCAGAGTTGCATCTATTGCTGACTACACATTCATTGTTAACAAAGAAAAAGAAGTGGCAATGTCTAGCGACTTGTCACCAGCAACAATCACTGACCCAACAGCAATGGTGTTCATTAAGGTTGCCAATTACGACACCGAGTACAGCGTTACATTAGGGGGCACAACCAAAACATATACAACACCTCCTGCTGGTGGAGACCAGATCGAATGTTCCTATTCTCAAGCAGCTAATAGTTCTAGTGTTTTGGTTAATGCAACTGCGCATGGATTGGTAACAGGCGACAAGATTAAAATTACTTTTGCTACTGCATCTGGCGGGATAGCTGGTACTTATGATGTAACTTCTGCTAGTACTAACCAGTTCTATTACACAGCAGGGACACAAAACGATTCAAGCAATAACTCTGGTAATTGCACTGTCGTACCACAAAAGAAACTATCAACAGTTGATATTGCAGACGAACTTGCAGATCAATTGCATACAATCAGTGGATACACAGTTAACAATGACGACTACATAATCCATATAAAGAAAGATGATGGAAGTGATTATGAAGTTACAAGTAAAGATGACAAGACAGGAGAAGGAACTAAGGCAATTAAAGGTGTTGTCGATGATCTAGATGACTTACCTATCAAGGGATATGAAGGGTTTATTGTTAAAGTACAAGGCTCTCAAGCTACTAGATATGACGACTACTATGTAAAGTTCACAGTCAATAAAGACTATGCAACCCCTGGAGAATACGGTGATGGAGTATGGAGAGAGACAGTAGCACCAGGAATTAAATATAGATTTGACGAGGCAACAATGCCTCATGTATTAATTAGAAATTCAAATGGTACTTTTACTTTTCAGAAATATATAAAAGAAGAAACTACTGCTACCTATGCACAGTCAGGTACAACAATCACTGTCACTAAAACAGATCATGGAATAGAAAGTGGAACGCTTCTACTCTTTAGACCTGGAGGTTCACCATCTCCTAATAACCCAGGAGTATTCCCTATCACTGCTACAACCAAAGATACTTTTACTTATACACCTGGAACTAATCAGACATTATCCAATCAATCTATCACCTATGGAACTACATGGTCGGGTCGCATAGCTGGTGACAAGAAGACAGCACTGGAACCTACCTTTGCAGGTAACACCATAAATAATCTAAACCTGTTCAGGAATAGATTAATAATGCTATCCAACGAGAATGTCATCCTTTCTGCTAGTGATGACTATGGACGCTTCTGGCCTGAAACTGTTCAGACTATGGTGGACAGTGATCCAGTAGATCTCAGTTGCGGTGGTAGTTCTATTAACATTCTTCTATCTACTGTCGCCTTTGCTAACACCCTTCTCTTATTTAGTAGGAACGCTCAATTCAGATTAGATGCAGGGTTGAACGTAGGTTCTGCCCTAACGCCTAAGACAGCCACCATTACACAGATGACCTCCTTCGATATGGATATATCTGTTGACCCGATAGCTGTTGGTCGTAATACATATTTCCCTATCACAAAAGGAAACTTCAGTGGATTAAGAGAGTTCTTCCTTCCTGACTCCAGTGGATCAGTACCTCTATCTGAAGATGTAACATCCAGTATTCCTAGATATATACCGACAAATCTATGTAACCTTATCTCTGCTGTCGCAGAAGATGTTGTTGCAATGCTCAGCCTTGACCAACCTAAGAGAATCTATCTTTACAAGTTCTTCTTTGAAGAAGATACAAAGCTTCAATCAGCATGGTCTTATTGGGAAGTTAGTGGTGCAAAGAAAATAATAGGTGCTGCAATTAAAGGCAGTGACTTATATGTACTTACTGAATATGACGAGGATGGAACATCATCTCAATCAGGAACTTACCTAGAGAAAGTATCACTAAGACCTGAACAAGTAGACGCAGGAACAGAGATAGAGATATTGTTAGATAGAAAAATTACAGAGGCAGAAGTTACTTCGACAAGTCTTAATAATGCTGGTGCTCTAGGTGTAGAGACTGTCATCACTCTTCCCTACCCTATCAATACTGGAGCAGAAATGATTGTAGTAGGAAGATATGAGGCAGGTAATACTCTCCTAAGACATGGACAAGTCATTGAACCACTGTCTCAAACATCTAATACAATCACAGTTCTGGGAGATTTAAAGACAGTAGTAGGAGGTAAGACACCACGCTTCTTTGTCGGTGAAAGATACACTATGACTTACGAGTTCAGTACTCCATATATAAAAGAACAACCGCAAGGTGGTGGTGTTGCATTAGCAGCAGGACCGAAACTACAGATGAGAACATGGACTGTAATCTTTGATGAGTCGTCAGCCTTTGAGTTAAAAGTTACCCCTGCTAGTAGAGACACAAACACTTATCCATACAACGGAGTCATCGTTGGTGAAGCTCCTCCACTTATCGGAGATCCTTCAGTTCTTACAGGATCTTTCCGTGTACCTGTGATGACAAGCAATATAGATACTAAGATAGTAATTAGTAGTACGAGTCCATTACCTTGTCGATTCCAATCAGCAGAGTGGGAAGGGTTCTACCACACAAGAGCGAAGAGACAGTAGCGTATCAACGACTTACACA